GCGGTCAAAGCAGCGAAGGACGGACAAACACACTTGGCCGACATAGCTAAGGATGCAGAGAACTCTGGAGCAAAAGATGTCAAAGCAAGCGCCGGTGGTAACAGCGAAGAATCGGCACTAAAAACAGAAGAGCAATTACAGGCCGAAGCTAACGCTCAGGTTAAAGAGTTGCTCGGAAAGAAAGAGGGCTAAACCATGAAAGACTTAAACAGGAAAGTTGGCGATATGGAGTATGACGGTCTGATTACTGACCTCAATCCACCCGTGGAAGTACGTGGCGGCGTTCCCGCAAAGATGACGGCAGAAACTGAGTATAAGCGCGGAACAATCCTTGCCATCAACTCCGTCGACAACAAGCTCTATATCCTGGGTACCCCGGGCACCACATTCACCCCGCACAGCGTTCTGTGTGACGATTGCGTGGTTGGCGCCGATGCCGACCTGAACCAAGCCGTTTACACGGCAGGCTGTTTCCATCCGGAAAAAGTAACCGTTGCAAGCGGTTACACAGTAAAAGTGGCTGACGAGGACGCTCTGCGTATGCGGAATATCGTCTTTAGACTGCCTCAAAAAGAAGCATAGGAGGATTCAAAAATGTTAATAGATATTCTCAGCACCTATTTCATGAAAGCTCTTGTCGAGGAAATCATCCCGGAAACATCGTTCTTCAAAGACAGATACTTCCCGACCTCCGACAGAGATATCTTCAAGGCTGATAAAGTACTTGTCGAGTACCGCAAAGCCGACAGAAAGATGGCGGCATTTGTGGCGCCTCGTGCCGGCGATATCCCCGTCGATCGCAGAGGCTATGAGATCCACGAGTTTGCACCGCCCCATATTCTACCGTCTCGAATACTCACCGTTGACGAGCTTAACAGGCGTGGATTCGGTGAAGCACTCCTGTCAAACTCAACACAAGCACAACGCGCAGCGCGTATTGTTCTTGAGGATATGAACGACATGGACGCAAGGATCAGGCGCCGCGAAGAGTGGATGTGTGCTAATACGATGATACACAACCAGTGTGAAATGCAAGAGTACATCGACGCCGAAACAGAGGGCGAGATTTTGCGTGTTCGCTTCTATGACACAACCAGTGACCATGAGTACACAGTTGCTAAGAAATGGAACGCAGTAGACGGTGACTTCTTTGGCGACGTAAAAGCCATGTGCAAGCAGCTCTCGAAGCGCGGTTTGCAGGCTGCTGATCTGATTCTTGGTTCACAAGCTGCAGACGCGATCATCGACATTCCGAAAGTGCGCGATCTGCTTGACAACCGTCGCATGGAGTTCGGTGGAATCGCCCCGAGTCTGACGAGCTATCCCGGCGTTGCAACAATCGGGATCCTCAACTTTGGTGGTTTTAAACTGACCCTCTGGGAAGTTGACCATGAGTATGTTGACGATGATGGAAGTGCAAAGCCATACTTCCCGCCGACCTCTGCGATGGTCACCGCACCGAACTGCGGACACCTCATGTATGGCCAAATCACACAGATAGACTTCGGAGCAACCAACTTCTCGACACACGCAGCGAGACGTATTCCGAAGCTGATAGTAGATCAAGGCAAGGACACACGCAAGCTCAGGCTTGGTGCACGTCCGCTTGCAGCTCCGAACAGTTACTGTCCATATATCTACGCAGAAAACGTTGTAGCGTAGCGTATAGGGAAAGGAGCACATGATGAAAAACATTAAAATAATCCGCGGTACGTACGGCCACAGAAAAACAGGGTCTACTATAACGTCACCAAAGACACGGACGGATCCTGCATTTCCTGTTGACGATGATGAAGCTCAGCGTCTTGTCAAGATGGGTATTGCCGAATATGCAAATGAAGCACCGCCTGCTGAAACTGCCGGTACAGGCAAAATCATGGAAACACTGTCTCTGAATCAAATCGCACGGCTCAACAAGCAAACCCATGAAAGACTTGCGGAGCGGCTCAATGTGGATTTATCCGCAACAACAAACAAAGATGGCCGCGCAAAGGTTATCTGGGACGAGCTTGAGAGATTGAACGCAGCTGTAGTCGAGGTCAAGAAAGACGTTTACGAAGTCGTCGAGGAAACGGAAGAGGACATCGAAGAACCGGAAGATGATCCAGAAGATGAGGACGAGGACGATGAGGACTCCGAGGACACCGAAGAGCCGGAAGATCCTCCGGCCCCGGGTGCTAATGTGCCGGTGACTTAGTGGGCTTTAAACAAATGGTCGAAACTGCAACTAAAAAGGTATTCCTGAATACTGATACGTTTGCAGATCTTCGCACAATCAAGTATGACGGAGAAACTTATACCGACATTCCGATCATTCTTGCTAATGTGACTGAACTGGATAGACGCACTGTTATTATCCAGGACGGCAGACGAGATAACACTCAAGGGTTGTTTATGGTCTCTGCCGTTTTGTGTTGTGCGCTTAGCGACCTTAACGGCGTCGAGCCGGAAAAAGGACGTCCTATCCAAATGAATTTTCAGGAGGGTGGCGACGGTTACTTTATGGAGTACAACATCGAGGAATCAAGTTGCTCTATGGGTATGCTGCGCATTGTACTGGAGGCGATCGACGAATGAGCAGAGCGAGAATCGAAGTACGCGAAGTCGGTCATATTGACCTTAAGCGCATAAACAAAATACTGGCAGGTGTGCCCGATGGCGTCTTTAAAGCATCACATGCCGCGCTCAAACGTGCCGGTGAACGCGCTAAGACCGAAGCCGGAAGATTCATTGCTGCTGAATACGTTATCAGTAAAGGCGACTTTATGAAAAACGTAACCACTACAACTGATGTCAGAGGCGGTTACAGTAGCGGTCTAACATCGCTGAACCTTATTTTCAGAGGTACCCCGATCCCGCTTATGGAGTTCAGGGTGAAGTACTCGCGTGGCGGTACTCTGACCGCACAGGTTAAACGCGGCGGCGGCGGCACTATTCAAAGTGCTTTTGTTGCGAGAGTGTTTGGACCTATGCGAGTGTTTGAACGTGTCGGGAAAGCGCGTTTACCGGTCGAACAGAAGTACGGACCAAGCACGGCACAGATGATGGCCAACGAGGAGATTGTCGATGCAATGAGCGAAGTGATCCAGGAAACATTTGACGAACGCATTGAGCACGAAGTGTGGCGTCTTCTTAGCGGAGGAATGTAGCATGACCAAAATATTCTTACTTAAAGCATTAAAAGTGTTTACCGAAGAGGTCACCAAGGATCTCATCATGCCTGTTAAAAGGCAAAAGGAAGATAAGGAAGAGCCACCACCGCGGGCAGCCAATATACACATGATGCGCTTGGTCAAAAGCTCATCGGTCGAAAAAGCAGCACCGTACATTATCCATCAGGTCATAACCGGCAGGGATTCGCAAAGTCCGGGCAATGAGGCGACAGCGCAAACAGTGATCCGCTCAATTTTCTGCGTATACAACGAGGACGAGCAGGAAGGGTCGCTCATGCTGCTTAACCTCATGGAGCGGTTCCGTGTCGAAATACTTCAGAAAGTTGTGCTCGATAACCGGTTCCAGATCGACTTGAATGACGGTCTGGATTCAATCATCTATCCGGACGAAGGACAACTGCAATCATATTACGCGGGTGAATACGTCTCGACATGGACGCTCCCCGCGATTAAAAGGGAGGTAAAGGTACATGTCCGATAAAGACAAAAAAGTTGACGATGTAACTGTGGAAACACCGAATAACGATGCTCCCGCGGAAGAAGTTACACCTGAAACTGAAACTCAAAAAAATAAAAAACCAAAACCTAGCGCAAAACCTGCAAAAGAAGAATGCGGGTTTTGTGTTTATTTGGGCCCGTCTATCAGGGCAGCGCTCCAACACGGAGCCGTCTTCAATGCTACGAGGAGCGAGGTACTGAAAGCCAACAAGGAAGTACTCGAAAAATACCCCCTTGTTGCAGTGCTGATCGTGCCCGGCAACGAAGTAGCCATAGGCAGGGCGAAAGTTGAAACACCCGGAAACCTGCTGTACGAGAACTACAGACAGCTTGCCGGCAAAATAAATTAGGAGGTACAAAAATGATAACACATGGCGTTAGCGTAAAGGAACAACCGACGAGTGTCAGCTCACCGACTGTTGTGCCTGTCGGAATTCCGTTTGTCATAGGCGCAGCTCCGGTACAAAGCGCAACATCACCCGTCGATGTTGGTGTTCCTGTATTGTGCAGAGACTGGAATGAAGCGGTGGCGAAGCTCGGTTATTCCGACGACTGGAAAAAATACAACCTTTGCGAGTTCATGTACTCGCATTTCCAGCTCTACAAAAAGAGCCCGGTAATCTTCTGTAACCTGCTCGACGTTTTAACAATGAAAACGAGTGTAGCAGCCAAGGATGTTGCCGTCTCCGATAACAGAGTGCTCTTACCTCAAGGCGCGATCAATGACAACACTCTCGTTATTAAAGAGGCTGGCGGAGTCGGTGATGCGCTTGTGCATGGAGTAGATTACTCTACATTCTTCTCAAAAAGCTCACTCGTTATTGAATTTCTCTCTACAGGAGCGGTATACGGTGCGGACCTGATCAATGTTGCATATACGATTGTAACACCCGAAAGCGTTAACAACGACATCGTTTCAGTAGGGCTTGAGAGCATCGAAATGTGCCTTGCACATACAGGTCTTATTCCGGACCTAATCTGCGCTCCCGGTTACTCGAAGAACGCGACGGTTGCTGCGATCATGACGCTCAAAGCGGAAGGTTTATTCAAAGCTCACCCGCTGATCGACATTGACACTGCACCTGGCGTTGGTGCAAGGAAGTTTGACGAGGTTGCAGCGATCAAGGCAAAGAACAATCTTACAAGCAAAAACCAGATCACATGCTGGCCGATGCTTGGCAAAGATGGAAAGGTATTCCACTTCAGCACACACTTAGCCGGAGTCATGGCAACGGTCGATTCAAGCAATAACGGCATTCCGTACGAATCTCCATCGAACGAACCGCTTATCGCTGACTGTATAACCCTTGAAGACGGCACACCCGTACCGATCACTTACACACAAGCGAACAGTGTGGAGAGTCACGGCGCTGTTACGGCATTGAACTTTGTCAACGGGTTTACGACCTGGGGTAACTTTACTGCGTGCTATCCGCAGAATGTCGATATCAAAGACCACTACATTCCGCTCAGAAGAATGTTTGACTGGGTAGGAAACACGCTTATCCGGACACACTGGAGGAACCTTGACAAGCCGCAGATCGCCCGGCTCATCGACAGCATTGTTGATGGCGCAAATATCTGGCTTAACGGGTTGACCGGTGGTGACTACTTGCTTGGTGGAAAAGTTGTGTTCAGGCCAAACGAGAACCCGCCCGAAAGACTCATGGCAGGTCTTATCCGCGTACATATCTTCCTGACACCACCGCCCCCGCTCATGGAGATTGAGTTCGTACTTGAGTATGATCTCGGTCCGTTCCTGGCGATGGTCGCATAAGAAAGGAGACAGAATATGTTTAACATAGGAACTATTGATTTTAATGTCTACGAAGATGGCGACTCCTACATTGGAGTATCAGAAACCACTCTTCCGGACAAAGTTCAAAAAACTGTCACAGTAAACGGCGCCGGGCTTGGTGGAGACGTAGAAGTCCCGATCCAAGGCCAGTATGAACCTATGACAGCAATCTTCAAATTCCGGGCATACAACCCTTCGGTCGGAAAACTGCGCGAACCGCGCAGACATACACTGGATTTACGCATTGCTGAACAATACGAAGATCCGGTCACGGGCAACATGAAAGTCGATGAAATCAAGCACATTATGGTTGTCGTTCCCAAGAAATCTTCAGGCGGAAGTGTAAAGCCTGCAAGTGCCAACGATACAACGGTAGAGACATCTTGCAGATATTGGGCCATCTATGTTAATGGCGAATTGATTGAAGAGTTTGACCCGATAAACGGCAAGAACATGATCAACGGCTTTGACTACGGGGCGGCTGTACGAAAAGCGCTCGGCAGGTAGCTGACAAAATGAAAGGAGCTAAACAATGGAAAACAATATTACAGATATCAATACTCCGGTGATCGATCCGGAAGAGTTCTCAGCCATGGAGACAGAAGCTGAAAAAGTAAAAGATGAAGCAGAAGCAGCAGGCGGTAATATAGGACTGTACACACACAGGTTCAAAACCCCGTTACTGTATGATGGAAAAACCTATACGGAGCTGCACTTCGATTTCGACAGCCTTACCGGGCGTGACATTAGCAACATCGACGATGAGCTTGAGCGCAAAGGCGTTAATGTTACAGCACGCGAGTTCAACTCGAAGTTCCATGAGCTATATGCAGCAAAGGCATGCACTGAGAAAATCGGCTCTGACATCTTTATGTTGATGAAAGCGGCTGCATACATCAAGATAACAAGGCAAGTGAAAACTTTTTTGCTTCTTGCGGGGTAAAGGTCGACGACGGTGGCCATTGGCTCCGGCAGAACTCTATCTTACTGTCAAAATTCACAAATACACCGATTACATATTGGCTGTCCCTATCTTTGCGGCAATTAGCTGCATGGATTCGGGACAGCAATGTTGTTTCAGCAAGACTATATCCTGATAAGAAGTGAGGTGAACGCTCCGTGTCAAAGAAAATGTTTGAAACGCAATTTACTTTATCTGCGCAAATAGACAACGCTTTCGGCGGCGCGTTCAACTCTGCTCAACAAGCTATGTCAAGCTTCCAAAACGAGATACGTGAACTGAACAGAACGCAGTCGGATATATCATCGTTCGAGAAACAGCAGACTGCTGTTGAAAACTCAAAAAATAAAATCACGCTATATGAACAACAACTGGCGAACCTTAAAAAAGAATATGAAGAGACCGGCAGCTCGTCCGCCGTTCTCCAAAACAAGATGCTCGACAAAGAGCGTCAGATAGATAAAACCACCGAAGCTTTAAGAGCGCAAGAGGAGCGCCTTTCGACGACCGGCGAGAAGCTACGCGAAGCTGGGGTCAATACAGATAACCTCGGAAATGCAAGCAAGCAGACCGCTGCAAAAGTCGAAGAATTAAAAAGAGAGCAGGAACGTGCTGCAGAAGCTGCACAGCAGATGGGCGATTCCTCATCACAGGCCATAGTTGCGCTTCACGGTGTGCTTATAGCTACAGGTGTGGTCAAGCTTGTTGGTGCGCTAAAAGATTCGTTCCTCGAAGCAAGAGACGCCGCCATGGAGTACGAAGCTTCAATGTCCATTATATCTGCGGTTACAGGCGCAAACGCTGACTATATGGGTATGTTTTCAGCGACGGTAAGGCAGACAGCACTTGATACCGGGTTAGCGGTACAGGACTTGGCACAATCCGCACGGGATCTGATGGAAGTCGGCAGTGATATGAATTTAGTGCAGGAACAGTTGGTGTCCGGTGCCGAACTTGCGATTGCCACCAACTCCGATCTCGGGCTGTCTTATGACTTCCTATCATCTGCAATGAAGACATTCAAGATGGACGTCGCGGCAACGCAGGCTGTATCTGACAGCTTTGCATATACAACCGTCAAGACCAACACTGACCTTGGCGAACTCGCAGCGGCGTACGTGAATGTAGGTGGTGCTGCGGTCAATGCAGGGCTTGATATAGATACCATAAATGCAAAGCTTGTAATCATGGCAGAAGCCGGTCTTAGAGGTGGTGCTGCAGGTACATCGTTAAATGGTATTCTCCGCAACCTATCAGCACCGACTGAAAAAGCTGCCGCAGAGTTTGATAGATTAGAAATAAGCTTGTATGACCTTGCTACAGGCGCAAGCAGAGACATGCTTGATATTATGTCCGATCTTGAAGCTGCGACGGCGAGCATGACGGACGAACAGCGTAACCGCACGCAGTCAATAATATTTGACAATGTCGCGCTCAAAGGCTGGAACATGATAACAGCTGACGGTATCGACTCGGTAAGGGAACTTAGCGCGGAAATATCAAAATCATCAGAAGCGTTTAACGGCATGGGTCAAGCTGCCGGCATGGCAGCCACCGCTACAGATAACTTGCAGAACAGTGCTGATAAAGCGACGGCATCATCAAACGAGCTGCGCATGGCGTTTGGCGAATCGTTCACGCCTATTATGCGGCAGTACTACGACATGCAAACACAAGTTAATACAGCGATTGCAAAGTTTGTCCAGGAGAACCCTGATCTGGTACGTGGTATGACGGCGTTCGTGGCAGTACTCGGTGTAGCTACCGTGGGTGTTGTTGGATATAAGGCTGCGGTCGTTGCCTTAACTGCCGCCAAAAAAGCACTCGCAATTTCATCAATGGCTGCTTTGGGTCCGATCGGTTGGGTTGCTCTAGCCGTTGCCGGCTTGGTTGGTGTCTTCGTTGGGTTATCTTCAAGAGTCCAAGACACAGAAGCAGAATATAGATCGTTGTCCAATGCATCAAAAGAGCAGTACAGGGAGCTACGCGATCTTGAGCAACGCTATGCAAATGTGTGCTCAACAATGGGCGAAACATCAGTAGAAGCGCAGCTGTTGAAAAAAGAACTCGACGAGCTCACCGATGCGTTTGATAAGAACAAGAGATCTGCCGAAGAAGCAGCCGCGGCACATCATGAAGCGATGAGCGCATACTCGGAATATACCCAGTTGCGTATGGCTAATGTAAAGGCGATCGAAGATGAAGCTGCAGCTAATGAATCGCTTATGCAACGGCTTAAAGACCTATATGAGGACGATAGCAGAAGCGCAGCACAAACACAGGAAATGCTCTCTATCATTGAGATAATCAGTGAAAGAATGCCGGAGCTTAACCTCAGCTACGACGAATATCACGGTACTTTGAATACAACTGCTGAAGCCGTTGCGCTCCTTGCAGCAGCCGAGAGTGAGCGAGCAAAACAACTCGAACATCAAACTGATCTAAATGAGCGCCTTGCGAAACATCGTGACCTTGAACAGCAGGCAACTACTGACCTCTATGAAAAAGAAGCTGCTATTCGCGCACTGATCGTAGCGCAACAAGAGTATGACGATGCGTTAGAGGCCTTGGAAAAAGCGGATCCTTTTTACGGATCTGAAACTCAAGCGCTGGCTTTATCGAGAGCTCAACAAGCTCTGGTAGAAGCGCGTGACGCGGTCGATGATTGGACTGAAGCACATGAGCGGTCAGCATACGCAGTCGAGAATAACGCTGATTGGATAGATTATCTATCAGGACAAGTTGCTAACTGCGAAGCCGAAATCAATAACTTTGAGCAATCAGCAGAAGAAGCTAACCGCACCATGTTTGAAATGGGTATTCTGCTTGAACACATCGAAGAATCAATGGCAGCTCTCACAGAGGCGTACGACGCCGTCTATCAAGCTGCACTTACGAGTGTGCAAGGACAGTACAACATCTGGGACACAGCCGCTAAGGTCGTTGCAACGAGCGCAGACACGATTAACAAAGCACTGGAGAGCCAGATAGAATACTGGCAAGGTTATAACAGGGATCTTCAGTCGCTCGGAGAACGTACAAGTGACATCGAGGGGCTTGGTGAAATGATTGGCTCGTTCGCTGACGGATCTGCTGATAGTGTTAACGCGATTAAGGGCATGGCAAACGCTACAGATGAAGAACTCTCGGCAATGGTGCTGAACTGGCAAGAGCTACAAAAAGAACACGATGCAGTTGCGACAAGCATGGGTGAGCTGGTCACTGATTTCAGCAAAAGGCTTGGAGAACTTGAAAGCGAGCTTGAGTCTACGATCTCAAATATGAACATGACCGATGAAGCCGCTGCTGCTGCCCGGAATACTATCCAAGGGTTTATAGACGGCGCGGTTGGAATGACGGAACAGGTCGAAGCTGCGTACGGTGGGATCGCGAGAGCTGCCATGGACGCTATTGACCGCCAACTACAGATAAAAAGTCCATCAAAAGAGATGGAGTACCGAGCGGAAATGACCTGGATCGGTTACATCAAGAAAACCCAGGATATGGAAAAAGAAGTTACCGACGCAATGGGCGCTACCGCTAAGGCGGGGTCTGAAGCGGTCACTGCCGGCGTGAACGTAGTTACACTTGCTCCGGAGTTTGCGGCTGCCTTATCAGCCAGGGGCGGTGGCTCGACTTCTGGCGGTGTTTCGGTCAGCGTCACATACAACATCGACGGAGTATCGGGTGCAGATGAAGAAGCATTGCGAGTCGTGTTCGCTGAGAACAATGAAAAGTTAGTGGATGTAATCATGGACGCGATCGAAGAAAGGCAGCGCGATTCTTTGAGGAGGCAATAACGATGCGAACATACACAACAAAGCAAGGCGATATGTGGGACACCATAGCGTTTAACGAGCTCGGCAACGATAAACACATGGATAAGCTCATGGATCTAAACCGCAAGTATCACGCCATGTATATCTTCCCTGCCGGGATTAAGCTTCAACTGCCGGATATCATGGCTGATGTATCAAGCATTGCGCCACCATGGAAGCAGGTGGAGGGATGAGTGCGAGCAATATTGCGAGAAGCGCAGGAACTCAATTAGCATTTAACGGTGTCAATATCACCGAACCTATGCAGAAGTACATCAAGTCGATTACTTATTCCGAGGGAGAAAACAGAGACGATAAAGAGGTAGTGGACGAGCTGCAGATCGTAGTGCATGACCGCGATGATGTCTGGATCAATAGTTGGCTTTCGGACATTATCGCGAAAATGATAAGCACGGTCACTCCACCACCACCTCAAGCGCCGCCACTTACACGAGTGGTAAACACTCCTGCGGTGTACAGGGTAACCGCGAAAAGCGGGTTAAGGATCCGGCAAGGACCGAGTACAAGCACAGCTAGGATCGGACTCAACGCGTTCGGTACCAATGTGAGTGTTGCATACGTGCAAGGTAATTGGGCTAAACTCACGGGCGACGGTTGGAGCTGTATGTCATATCTTACTCTGGTAAGTGCAGGCGGTACCACCACGGTAGCAGCTCATGCACCACCGCCACCACCTCCGCCGCCAGATCCCGGATTTATGATGTCGGGTGTTATTTTACGGAAAAACTGGAACAGTGACGGTAGAGATAAACTACTTGACTGCGGCCAGTTTCAAGTAGATGAAATTACATATACCGACGACCCGAACATTGTCACGATTAAAGGCATTGCGTTACCGCGCGGGATTGGCGTCTATTCATACAAGAAAACAAGGACATTCAGATCATTGCGGCTGAGTGATATTGCTGATCGTATCGGTAGAGAATGTGGCATGGCAATCATGTATGAAACGTCAAAAAACCCGGCGTTCCACACAATAGATCAGGAGAACATAAGTGACTATGATTTCCTGAAGCGCTTATGTGCTCAGACGGGCATAACGCTGAAAGTCACAAACAACATTTTCGTACTCTATGATCGCGACGGATCCGGAGCACCTTTATCCAGCCTCACTATAAACAGGAAAGACGGCACGTATAAAAAGGTCAAGATTCGGACAAGCAGATCAAAAGACGACGATGTTAAGCGCCTTGAAAAAGCAATCGAGTTCACGATGCCGGGAAATCCGGATTTGCTATCCGGGATAAAAGTTACCTTGGGGCGGTTTGGTCCATGGAATGGAGTGTATGTAATCGAGGGTACAAAGCACACAGTTGGTAACGGTGGCTACACGACAATGATTAAACTGAGGGCTGCATAGAAAAGAGGGATAATCATGCAGGTAGGCTGTTTAGGAGACATCATATTTGAAGTTAGTAATCGAGTGGTACGGACGCTTAACAGCCTGAACCTGTCGGGTTCGGCGCGGATATCCGAACATACCCGTTTAGGAAAGAAAACGCTTATCGAGTACAACGGATCTGACCCGCGCAAAGTTTCGTTCAATATCATCTTGTCGGCTGATCTTGGTACGAACGTTCTGGTCGAAATAAATAAAATCATCGCACATACAGAGCGCGGCACACTGCTTCCGCTGGTAATAGGTCGCACTTCATATGGAGATTTCCGCTGGCTGATAAATGGATACAACACAAACGTCGACGTGAACGACATTGCAGCGAACCCACAACTGGCAGTAGTAACGCTTAATTTAATCGAATACGTGCGAGAATGAGAGGCGGTGAGCAAACGTGTCGTATATGGTGAGCGCAAATGATCAAAGTGGAAACGCGAATCTAAATGAACCTGAGCACATTGCAGCAACCCTACAAGAGGTTGCTGTTGTTTTATCAACGCGGCAAGGTTCGATACCACTATATCGGAACTTCGGGTTACCGATGCGCTTCTTGGATATGCCCGGTACAGTAGGCGAGCCTGTCATGGTTGCCGAGGTGACTGAAGCTATCCGGGAATTTGTACCAAACGCAGAGCTTGTTCGGGTTATCCCAAAATATGATGAGAAAAACATAGGACGTCTATACCCCGTCGTGGAGGTGAGAGCAATAAATGAGGAACACTGATTTTAAGTTTGTCAATACAGACAGTAACGCGCTGCTTAGGGATATGATACGTGTTTATGAACGAATGACAGAGAAAACACTGTCGCCGGCTAGCCAGGAGCGGCTATACATTCAGTGGGCGACAAACATCATAATAATTTTGCTACGAAGCGCAAACTATGCCGGCAACCAAAACCTGCCGAGTCGGGCAGAGGGTGGCAACTTAGACGAACTTGGCGAGTTATTCCAAAGTATAGAACGCCCTAAAGCACAGCCAGCATTTTGCACGGTGCGATTCCACCTGCCGGTACCACAGGATTTTCTTGTAACAATCCCTGTCGGTGTACGAGTAACTGACTCAAGCGGCCAGGTAAGGTGGGAAACAATCGCAGATAATATTATTCCGATCGGTGATGAATACATCGACTTGCCTGTCAGATGCACGCGAGCCGGTGTTTTTGGTAACGGGTTCATGCCCGGCCAGATAAACACTTTCCTTGACATACCGCAGGTACCCATTATCAGTGCAGTGGAAAATACTACCGAAAGCGCTGGCGGTGCGGAAGAAGCAGACGACGAGGAGTATTATGAGTTGCTGCGCAGAAGCCAGGACTCGTATAGCACTGCAGGAGCGCGAGGGTCTTATATCTACCACGCAATGAAAGTGTCAAAAGATATCGGTGACGTTATCCCGAACAGCCCATCCCCGGGACAAGTTGACATCTACGTGCTAATGAAAGATGGCACTATGGCAGGCGAAGAAATAAAGAACGCTGTTTATGCTTCATGTAATGCGGACGATGCAAGACCGCTAACCGATAAAGTGGTCATGAAGGATCCAGAGTATGTTGATTACAACATAGACTTCAAGTACTTTGTGTACTCGCACGGAGCAAGGTTCAGCCTGAACGATACAAAGAAAGCGGTAAATCAAGCAGTCAACGATTATATCTCATGGCAGGCAGGAAAGCTTGGCCGAGATATAAACCCGGACGAGCTGCTGAAGTACGTGCGTCGCGCAAGTGGCGTGAAACGTCTGGAAATCACCGCTCCTGCTTTTACAGCGCTCCGCGATGGTTTACACACTGACGAGAATAAACAGCCGCAAATCGCAAGGATTAACTCCGTGAACATCGAGAGCGGAGGATTTGAGCATGAGTAATGAGCATGGCGTAACCATCGAAAACCTGATGAGCACGCTGCCGGTTGTTTTGCAAAGAGATCCAACTATGCTGGCGATAGCAGGATCAATCGCGGAAACATTGTCTGAAATGCCGGAGACAGTAGATAACGCGCGGATATATCCCAGGATCGACGAGCTACCCGAAGAGCTGCTTGATATACTCGCATACGATTTCAAGGTCGACTGGTGGGATCTGGATTATTCAGTGGAGCAAAAACGGATAATTCTTAAAGAGAGCTGGCGCGTACATCGGACTCTGGGCACCAAGCATGCAGTGGAAACGGCTATCTCTGCGATCTACAGCAACACGTATGTCAGCGAGTGGTTTCAATATGACGGTCCGGTATTCGATTTCAGGTTGCATATCGACGCGACTTATGAGCTTGTCGATCCGGAGAAACATCAACGGGTACTCGACAGGCTTGAATATTATAAGAACTTACGGTCAGCTCCGTACAACATCGAGTACTCTGCGCGACCGTTTGCAAGTTGTACTATTTATTCCGGCTCTGCACTGACGGGTATAGCCGGCGAGTTGAGAGCGAAAGTAGAGGTGGATTTAGATGCTTTGGGATAAAGGAGTAGTTACAAACGAGGGCATACAGCTATTGCGACAAGTGCTTGATGGGAAAAAACTGCATCTTGATTATGCGGTAGGCGGTATTTACACAGTGCCGCTTGAAGAACTTAAAGAGCAGGTTGCGCTGATCAGCCCGAAACAGCAGTTTCCAATCATACAATCGAAGGATATGCATAACGGAAAAGAAATCGGGTGCATGATTACAAATAACGAAGTCACTGAAAGTTACAAAATGACACAGTTTGGGATCTGGGCACACATCGAAAACCAAGCGCCGGTGATGATGGCGATTCTTCAAGATAGCGAGGGTTTATATATCCCGTCAAGAACGGATATACCACAATTCTTTTTTGTGTTCTACGCAATCATCAATTTCAGCAACGAAGCTTCTTGGGAGTTTACGATCGAAGCTTCGCTTAATCGACCGCGCTTGGACATGGTCGATCCGCGTCCGAGTACTCCCGGTACGTTATCACAATTTTACGTCAACGTAGACACAGGTTCGCTGTTTGTCTGCATAGATACATCAGACGGGATATTCACATGGCTGCAATTGGTCGAGGGCAGCATTGCCAGCGGAGCTGCCATACTGGGTGCTTCGTATCTTGGCGCGGCCTACTTAATGGAAAGGAGATAATAGACAATGAAAGGCTTCCCCAAATTTATACAAACCCCTGCAGATCTTGATAACTTATTCGATATGACTAAGAGCGGCGAGCTCAGCGGGGCGGTACTAACGTCACAGATCAATGACCTGCTTCGCAAGCAGTACCACAGCGTTCCGATACTCGAGGCAAGCGGTACAAAAATCACAACGCACTACTTCCCCGAATGCACGGAGAGCGCGGTTACAGATGATGGCTTGACGGTCAATAGTGTAAAGCACATCGAGGACAAAGAGCATGACGGACAGGGAGTACAGTACTCCGAAACACAAATAACACTTTCGAAAGCGCCCGAGGAAACAACGGTGCTTTCGATATTTATGCCTGAAAACTTCCTCACTCAAAACGGCTTTGATATGTCTGCAATCAATTACATTCTGGGGGTGCTAGCAAGATGAGATTTATGAAAGACGACCCGACAAGGACGGATCCATTAGCGCTGTTAACAGCTGCAAGGATGTCAGCGATTACAAGTATCATATCACCCAGAAACGAATATCTGGTGGCTAACGGTGACAACAATCTGCTCCTCTACGAGGATGTTGTTTTGTCTGTCGGCGGCGGCATTTTCTTGACCGACCGTAAAGTGTTGGACACAAGTAATCTTGACTCGGGCACAAGCTTCCTGATGGGGCGCGATTATTATGTGTACATCTGCGACAATCCGACGAACGACGAAATCTACAAGATATCGCTTAACAGCACATTTCCTAACGGGTTCAATGCTGATAACTCGCGCAAGATCGGCGGATTCCATTACGGACAATGCAGACGTCATAATGAAAAACTGCAACCTATCAACGCCGCAGGTGTACAGCGCGGTGCCGGGTGGGAGAGCAATATCTATCAAGGTATTGTTCCGCGCTCGGTCTGGACTATGCTCCATCGTCCGAAATGTGCTCCCGAGGGGATGACATATCTCACATCAGGATCGTGGCTTGATATTTACATTTCAAGCGGAGACGGTGCCGGAGGTCTCCGATCGGCGTTTAATGAATTGCCTGAAACCGGAACAGAGGGCAATCATTGGTATACGATGTGCGAAAAACTGTTTGCAGCCAACAAGAGAATGCCGTCTAAAGAAGAATGGATCGAAGGTGCGCTTGGAGCTCCACCAGGACAAGACGGCAATAATACAAACGCATGGGCAGCGACCACGAACACGGCGCGTCAACGCACAGGCTTTGTCGCTCCTGCCGTATCTTCTGTCGGCTGCAGAGACACTACCGGCAACGTGTGGGAATGGATAAATGAATTTGTCACGCGGTATGACCTGACCGGAACTGCGGCGATCCAGGCATCATGGACGTGGCGCGATGTATTTCCCGGTGGGGAGCACGGTCAAGTCTATATGAATGCCTCAAATCAATTCTGTGCCCTTCTCGTGGGTGGCACCTGGAACCATGGGGTCCTTGCGGGGCCTCGCGCTGTCCACGGCAGCGGTGTTCCTTGGAGCGTGAGCGCGCACTTTGGTGTCCGGGGCGCTTGTGATTCCCTGTAATCTGAACACCTGTGTTCTGTTTAGCTCGACGATAGTCGAGCGTCCGCGCAAAATTTTGAAATTACGTATTCCGTAATTATAGGACGATTCACGATATGCAATCTCAGAATCGTGTTATTATTCAGAGTACGTGATGGCAAGGGGGCGGTATCAGTCGAGAATATGGTGATAACCGAAAAGATATTCGACATGATAAAATACGGCCATCAAGCACTAAAGCAGTACGAGAAATCGGAGAAACTGGCACTCTGCGTTGATATTAAGCGGTGCTACTATAGTATGCTCAGACTATCAATTTCTGCACAGAAGAAGTACTTTAAGAAAACGACGTTGCAAGATCTGGATATCGAAATAGCAACACTACAAGCATATATACGGCTATCATACATGCTCGGCTTTTTACCAGTAAAAAAGTATGAGCATTG